TTTGGAAGACTGATTACGCGAACGCTTCCGCGCCTTGCACCACAGGCTTTGTCGCATATCCCGCCAGTCGAAGTCATGCTATGGTCATGCTACCGGTTTTCTTTTTCCGAATCCCTCATGTGAGGAGTTCTTACGGCCAAGATATCAATAAAACGACGACCTGCAAAATCTGGTTTGATCGATGATACGCGAAATTCGGCCTTGCCCAGTCCACAGACCAGACAAGACCGAATTATTCACGGTACTTTGCAGCCAATCTATCGCCCGAAAATATAGCTCACGCCGCGAGAGTGAACTTGGCTTTGAGTGCGCTGGCTCCGATGACGGCACCGGCGAGTACTCCGAGCGCATTGAGCGTGGTGACGATGGCATCGACGTACGGCAGTCCCCATGCCGGGCCGACCGTGCCCATGAAGAGGGCAAGGGCCGGAAACACGAGTGCGGCAAGCCACTTCAAGATGTCATACAGTTTGTTGGGGATGAGCCATGCGGGGACCGCAGGGTTCACATCTGCCGCTGGGCTCCATGCAGACGTGTCGACTCCTATTGGGTTGGCGATGTTCTTGAGTTCGTTTTCATCGGACATTGTTATTCCTTCTTTTACCGGGAGGGCCGCGATTGGATTCGCGGCCCTGTTGGATCAGTAGTAGATGCGCGTTCCCGCGCGGACCTGGTTGGGATTGCTGATGCCGTTGGCTGCGGCGACCTTGGCGCTGTTGGCGCCGAAATGGTTCCACAGGCAATCACCGGCACCGATCACCACGTAGCGCCCCGCACCGGCGGAGGTGGAGGATGTCGTACCGGTGAGCCGCAATCGCTGGCCGGGGTAGATGACGTAGGGGGCACGCAAACCATTGAGGTTTGCGATGCTTACCCAGTTCACGCCGGTTCCGGCACCGATCAAGGTCAGATAATCGCCTCGTTGCACGGTGTACCAGCTTGCGCTGGTACTTGTACCGCCTCCCGTGCCACGCAAACGCTGGTTGACGATTGCCATGACCTCGCTGTAGCGGTTGCCGAGCAGTTGACGGCGTTGCGGGTCGTTGCTGTAGTCGCCGCGAATCACTGCGGTTGCCAAGGACTGTGCGTCACCGACCGGCGCACCTTGCTGGGGTGTCGGGCTGGGCGTGGCCGGGTTGACGGAGGTGCCGGGCTGAGAACCCGCGTACTTCGCCCATGTTCCGGCATCGCCATAGAACCAGTTGACGTCGATCCTGGAACCGACGCCAGGCACGTGACCCGAGCTGGAATACTGCCAGGCGGCGGCGAATGGCCAAGGGCTGACGTCGTAGGGCACGGCTCCGGGGTTGCGCAGGGTCTCTCCGGTATATCCACGCGGATATCCGGCAACCCACAAACCGTAGTTGGCGTTGGCCACTGCGGTCCAGTCGGTCATTTTGATGACACTGGCAGACGTGTAGATGAGAGGCTTGACGCCCCATGCGGATTCGACACGCTGCAACCACCTGAGCGCCCACCAGCTCCATGTCACGTAGCTGCCCGATGGCTCCCAGTCCAATACTGGAATCACACCATCGTTGACATAGCCGCGCGTTTGGCCGATAAACCAGTCAGCCTCGGCCTCAGGGCTGTTGCCGAGATCAGGCCGAGCAAAATGGTAGACGCCGCGACGGATGCCGTTGGCCTTGAGCGACTGCATTGTGCAGTCGGCAACCGAATCAGTGTACCCGTTGCCCTCAGTGACTTTCACGAAAGCGAAGTTGACACCGGATGCCTTGGCGGTTGCGGCCTGACTGCTGCCGACACATCCTTGCCATTTGCTCACGTCCATACCGCTGTCGGCGAGCGCGGTGCCCGGCACGAACACCAGGGCGATGGTCGTCAGCAGTGTGGCCAGCATGGTTGCCCATGGTCGGCGGGGACGGGCGTGGCGTGGCTTTCCGCGATTAAATATCATGTGTTCTCCTTTCAGAGATGTTTTGGAGTCTCGCGGGATTGCGGGGCTCACGTTCTGTTGCGCGGCGCGATTGGCGCGGATTGGATGTCGTCGTTGAGGGATGTGCCGTGGCCGTTGCCGCCCAGCGAGTGATAGGAGTCGTAGAGGCGTTGGGAGCGTGATTTGAGGTCCTCGTCCGCCACTCCGTCGTGCTCGATGACCATTTCGCGTCGCAGGTCCTCTAACTGGCACAGCAGGAGCTCGCGCATCCCGTTGATGATCGCTCTGCCCCATCGCCGCATGAGGCCCAGCACGGTGACCGCGCCACCGCATAAGAAGGGCACCAGCCAATCGACGACGTGAGTGAGCAAAGACATGGAAAAGCTCCTTTACGGTGGGTAAAACCCACACGTTCGTCCCCGTTGGATAGGCCAACGGGCGTGTGGGTTTTGGAGGTTGAAAATGCTGTTACAAGAGTTTTGGAACGGCCGGTTTTGGCCGCATTGCACGCGGAATCTGCGTGAGAGCACGCGCGTGGGCTACGAGAGCGCTTGGCGTCTGCATGTCATGCCGGTTTTCGGTGGCATGGACATGAGCGCAATAAGCGTGGAGCTCGTGGACAAATGGCTTGCGAATTTCGACACTGCGGGAGCCGCACGCAAGGCATGGGCCGTACTACGCGCGATACTCAGGCGGGCTATCCGCTGGAACCTGTTGGACGTGGACATCACCAGGCGTGACATCCAACTGCCGGCCAAACCTCATTACGAGCCGCGAATATTGAGCATCCGCCAGCAGCGCACACTGTTGCAAGGCTTCTACGCTCACCCTTTGGAGGCGTGGCTTATCTGCGCCGTCTCATGCGGATTGCGTACCGAGGAAGGGTACGGGCTGGAGTGGGGCGACATCGACCTGCGCGCCGGCATCCTGCACGTGGAGCGCGGCCTGCAATGGGTGAGCGGGCATGAGGTCGCAGTGCCGCCGAAAACCGAACTGTCCCGCCGCACGCTCCCGTTGCCGCGCTTCGCGGTCAAACGATTGCGCGAAATCAAACCACGCGACGGAGGCCGACTCATCGGCACCCTCACCCCGCCGCAAGCCGCACGCCAATACGCGAGCTGGTGCAAACGGCATGATCTGCCGCACGTGCCCGCACGCAACCTGCGCCACTCATGGGCGACGAACACTCTGGCCGCCGGAGCTGACATCGCCATCGTGAGCAAAATGCTCGGCCACAGCGACATCAAAACCACCGCACAGTATTACCTCAAACCGGATATCTCAGCCCTGCGAGACGCGCAACGCCTCTGGGAGCGAGCCTTAACGGCCTGAGCGGGTTTCCCTAACCCGAATGCCGTATATTCTGTGCGGAGGCCATACCGTCACCACGAATGATGACGGCACATTCTACATCAACGTCCAATCCCCAAACGGGAAGAAAGCCGATTACGCGGCCTACACGATTGGGCCGTTCGGCACTGGTTTCGACCAGGCCGGCGAGTACACCGCACAACGTTGGGATACCAGCGACGTAAACCAGATACGCTTCCGCCTGTGGAACACCAAAGACAACCGCTGGTGCGGGAGGGTTGCGATATTCGGCAGCTGGATCGCAATCTGGAACAGGCAATAGTTTTCCCTAACCCCTGTCACGGGCCGGGTCAAGATGCCGTATTCCGACAGGTATATCACTCTGGTTCGTGTCGGCCGTATCGTCACCGCCTGCGCGTATATCACGCTGACAAGTAATTTCAATCAGGTCGGCAACGTGTCCGTCAACGAGACAATTCCGGAGGGTTTCAGACCGTCCGGCGATTCCCGCGCGGTCATGCGCGGCACCGACAACAGCGGCGCGACCAGTTTCTACCTTTACGGCACCGCAGACGGGAAAATGGTGTTGAACGGCACCGGATATACCAGCCGATTCGTCGGTATATCCGGCTGTTGGATTACCGAGTAGCATTCCCTAACCCAGCGTTCCACGACATGGAGGGTCCCCTACAGCAACAACAGTATTTCGCTGACGCGCGTGGGTGATATCTGCTTCGCGGGCGGCAACGTGAAATTCAACCAGAGCGGCGAGAACAACTACACACAGGCGCGGGAGTCCATACCCGTGGGGTATCGTCCAGCGGAAACGTCGAACGTTCCCATCGCCGTGTTCGGCGGCAACACCACGTTCATCCTCTACGGCGAGCATACGGGCCGCGTGGTCATGCTCGGCAACCCGAACAACGCATACGCGGGATGCACCGGCGTATGGAGGACCGCCGACCCGATGCCCGCCGCATAGCTTCGGGACCCTGGCTCAGGCGGTTGCACTGTCTTGCAGTGACCCCACGGGTCACAGCGCGTATGAGACGGTCATGCCGAACGCGTTCGTGCCCTGCGTGCCGCCCTGATTGGCGTAGGTCATGGTTCCGTTCGCGTTTACGTTGATGATCTTCTGGTTCGCGCCGTCGCGTCCGCCAAATGAGAAATTCAAATCCATTGGAGGACGCCAGCTTTCAGGCAGGGTTCCGAAATTGCCGGTGTTCCACGAGCCGGACGCCGACGACTTCCAGTCGATGCGCAACGTCACCATCGGCCCGGACCTATAGCCCTTAACGGTGCCGTAATTGCCACTGATGAGGGTCGTGACATCGGTGTGGGTTAGGGAAACCCAGACGCCTGATTTTGCCTGGTATTCGTTGCCGTCGAGTAGTCGGCATTTTTGCCCTTCCCATGGCGTCCATGCGTCTTTTTCGGTTTCGCTGCGGAAGAGCAGATCGGCACCGGCTGAGGCAGTGAAGGGGTACATCTGTTCGTAGATGACTCCGGTGGAGGTCATGGAGGTCGCCGTCGATGGGATGGTGACTCGGGCGAGGGCCAGTGCTCCTTCTGGTGTTGCTGGCGTAACGGGATCCACTGCTGGGGTGCCGGTGACGATGATGGCTTCTGGGCCGTCTGTGGGGTCGCTGGCTGGTGAGGCGGTTTCGTTTTGTTTGATGCAGATGAGGTCGATGCGGCTGTTGGCGCTGGGGGCGGCGGCGTGTTTGACGCTGATGGTGCCGTCGTTACTGAGCCAGACTGGGCCATATCGGTTGGTGACGGCATCGAAGGCGGCGATGTCGC